TTTTCCAACTTTGATATCAAATACAATTAAATATAACATATTTCTGAATATTTATCAATAATGACACAAAGAAAGGTTCCAATTACGAGATTAAATAAATTCTTCAGTGGTGAAGATTTTAATTTAGATATTGCTATGGGTCGTGAGTGGCTTGAAGGTGATATGAATTTTACATTGGTTTTGTATCGTGTCGATAGACAGAAGACAAAAACCGATGATGTATACGGTGAAACAGTTGAGGACGGAATTAAGTTTCATCCTCCTGTTGAGTTTAGGGGATATGTTCAGATAGAACAGCCCGAAAATCAGGATTACGGTCAAAGTCGTATGACGCAGATGGAACCAGGTAATTTAAAGGTTGGCGTGTATCAGGACTCTTTGGATGAGTTGGGTATAGATATAGAATATGGTGATTACATAGGATATTATGAAACTGAGTCTCGTGTTAGGTATTATACCGTTGTTAATGACGGTCGTGTTGTTAGTGATAATAAACACACTTATGGTGGGTTCAAACCATTTTACAGAAGTATTGTGGCGTCACCAGTAAACGATAATGAATTTAGAGGATTATGAGTAGATATCTATTAAAAGAATTAAACACAATTAAATCTCGTATGGGTTTGGTTGTTGAACAAGACGAAAATAAACCTGACCCGATAGGTCTTCGTGTTATGGTTTATTATAACCTACACAAAAAAACTTTTTCAGTTCAATATAAAGGTAGGATTATATTATATGCCGATTATGTTAAGTTGGGTAATGTAGAGTTTAGGGTAAGAGAAGGTGGAAAAGAAAAAGTTAGACAGGAGATGAGAAAGAATGTTCATGCATTTGTTATAGGTGATTTATTAGACTATTGTCAGTATCCTTGTGAAAATATGCCACCCGAAACTAATGATAAGGTAATTACATATAACCCTTACAAATATGACTCGTTTGTTAAAAAAGATACAGAAGAACCTGTGTTTTTTGCGGACGAGGTGGATATGATTAATACAAAAAATAAAATTTTCCATATTAATGAAATTGTAAGTTAATGGCGTTTCCTAAAAAAATAAAAAAAGATTTGAAGATTACTCCTGAAAAAATATTGTTGGATAGGAGAGAAGAACTTCTTGAATATATTCAGGAAGATGGGACTTATTTACCTAAAAGTGTTTTACATGCCGATTTGGATAGAGGTATGTTAGATTTTGTTCGTGACGATTTAGAGATGGTTGCTGACGGAAAAAAAGTTAACCCTATTGATATTATTACCACAACACAGAATTGGTCACAGTTTACTGAAACATGGAATTTTCAGGACTTAGATAAAAATATAAAACCACCTTTTATTGCTACGGTAAGACAACCTGAAGTCAAGTACGGAACTAACCCATCATTACAATATACAATCCCAAATAGAAAACAATTTTATTATGCAAAAGTACCAACATGGGACGGACAAAGAAAAGGAATGGATATATACAAGATACCTCAGCCTGTCCCTGTTGATATTACTTATAATATTAAAATATTTTGTACAAAAATGCGTCATTTAAATGAGTTTAATAAACTCGTTCTTCAAAAATTCTCATCTCGTCAATCTTATACTTTTGTTAAAGGTCATTATATTCCGATTATATTAAATAATGTATCTGATGAATCTGTTTTGGATATAGAAAAAAGAAAGTATTATATCCAAAACTATGAGTTTTTAATGATGGGATTTTTAATTGATGAAAATGAATTTGAAGTTGTTCCTGCAATAACAAGGTCATTAACCTTATTTGAAACCGAGATGGGTAAAAAATCATCGGTATTAAATAAACAACCATCGAACCCTCAAAATTTTGATATACCCATTTTATTTCGTACCGGTATTGATTCATTATCTGAACGATATGGATATTCAATAGATTTATCTTTTATTGAGACTGAGAATATTGACGAGTATTCAATATACATCAATGGTAACTATATTGGTGATGATTTAACATCTATTAAAATTAATACTAACGATACCATTAGAATAGATGTTAATAAAACCGATAATAATCTATCGTCATTAATTCAAACTAAGGCTCATATACCTTACAACAATTAATTATTCTCCATAAATATCAGTATCGTCTTTACAGTTTTCTTCAATTAATTTTTCAACAAACTTAAACATTTTTAAACCTTTATTATCACAATAAGTTTTTAGTTTATTGTGTGCATTCTCTGATATTTTTAAATTTTTTATTTTTGTACTCATAATTAAAAGTATGAAAAAAGGTAGAAAAAGTTCATACTATTAAATAAATATATCCATAACGTATTTGTACTTTGTATTTTTTCTTAATATTTATGTTTAAATAAATAAAAAAAGAAAACTATTTTAATATGGCAGACAAAGTATTCGTATCTCCTGGTGTTTATACATCAGAAAGAGATTTAAGTTTTGTAGCACAAAGTGTTGGAGTAACAACGTTGGGAATAGTTGGTGAAACTTTAACAGGTCCAGCATTTGAACCTATTTTCATCACTAATTTTGATGAGTTTACATCATACTTTGGAGGTACAAGTCCAAGTAAATTTATAAACACACAAATTCCTAAATATGAAGCCGCGTATATTGCAAAAGCATATTTACAACAATCTAATCAACTCTTTGTAACTCGTATTTTAGGGTTATCAGGTTATGATGCTGGACCATCTTGGTCAATTTCTACGGTAGGTAATGTTGATAAATCTACCGTTGCAGTAACAAGTGCACCTGAAACGATTTATACTGTTTCATTCTCAGGAGTGTCAGGAACTAGTACCTCAACAGTAATTACAGATTATAGTTCATTACCTAATAGTATAAAAAATTATTTTACATTACCTTACACAACATTTAGTGGTGGTCAATCAACATTAGAAAATGATTTTAAATCTAAACTTTATAGTGAAATTGTAAGTCCATCTACTTCAGGTGAGTCCGCATATATCTTTGGTACTGTAAGTGGAAGTACATATGATTTAATTACAGGAGCATCAGGAAACTGGACAACAAGTGTTAACGTTTTAGGAGTAAGTGGGTTAACCACTGATGACGCAACATTCACAGCCTCTGAAAATGATGCTTGGTACTATGCACTATTCCCATATTCAAGTGGTAGTTATACAGGAGTTGGATTTGGATTGGCGGTTACAGGACTAACTAACACAAGTGGTAATGACTATACAGGTGAAGCGGTTGTTTATGTAACTAACTACAGTGGTTCAGTTATTTCAGATTACCATGATATGGTAATCGCGACTTTACGTTCAAGAGGTATTGTAACGTATTCAACCGATAACGGTCCTGTTTACGAAGTATCAGGAACAACAGACGTAGTTTTAAATACTTCAGGTGTTTATTCAGGAGTAACTAAAAACCCATTCTCAACATTCCAAATTTCAGGTGTTACTAAAGATTCAGAAACATTTACGTTTAAAACCTCTTTAGATATTACAGACTCTAATTTTATATCCAAAGTATTGGGTTCAACAAACTTTAGTAAAAATAGAAATGAAGTTCCATTATTTGTTGAAGAATTATATTACAACTTACTTAATACTGGATATAGGGATGGTAAAATTAGAGGTTTAAATACAACATTACTTTCTTTAGAAAGTGCTAGAGAAGATGACGGTAATAATCAAAGTATTGGATGGTATTTGGAAAAATTCCAAACCCCTTCAACACCTTATGTTGTTTCTGAATTAAGAGGTAATGAAGTATTTGATTTGTTTAAATTTATCTCAATCTCTGATGGTAATAATGCAAATAATCAAATAAAAGTTTCAATTGCAAATATATCATTCAATAATTTAACTTTCGATATTATTGTAAGAAGTTTCTATGACACAGATTCAAACCCTGTAGTACTTGAGAAATTTACAAATTGTACAATGGACCAAACACTTAATAGTTATGTCGCTAAAAAAGTTGGTACCTCTAATGGTGATTTTGAATTAAAGTCTAAGTACATTATGTTGGAGGTTAACGAGGAAGCTCCTTATGACTCATTACCTTGTGGTTTTAGAGGTTATCAAACAAGACAATATTCAACATATCAGTCACCTCATTTGGTTTATAAAACCAAATACTATGAAGCGGGTGAAATAATTGCAAATCCACCATTTGGTACTGCAAACGGTGATAATATCACAAGAAGTTCAGGTGATAACCCAAGAAAAGTTTATTTAGGAGTTTCTAATACAGTAGGTATTGACGTAGATTTTGCTTCATACAAAGGTAAACAAAATCCTGCAGATATTAGTACAGCAACAGAATCTACACCATGGGCTGTATTAACCAAAGGTTTCCATATGGACTCAGGTGCTACTGTTGTAACGATATCTTCAAATTATAGCACTTCAGGTACTTCAGCATTTGAAGTCGGTAGTGCAGAGTTCAGAAGTGAACCAACGGAAACAAGTCCGTATTACAGATTAAATTCTCGTAAATTTACTTTAATACCTACAGGTGGGTTTGATGGATGGGACATTTACAGAGAGTATAGAACCAACGGTGACCGTTTTATTTTAGGTAATAGTGGTTATTTGAAAGGTACTGCATCATCAATTAGATTCCCTCAAGGAACTGGATGGGGAGCTTTCAAAACTATCGTAGGTCCTGATAAACAAGACTGGGGTAACTCTGATTATTATGCGTATCTATGGGGTCAATATACTTTTGTTAATCCTGAAGCAGTTAATATAAATGTATTTACAACTCCGGGTATTGATTATGTGAATAACTCAAATCTTGTGGAATCTGCGATTGATATGATTGAAACTGATAGAGCAGACTCTATTTATATTTGTACAACACCTGACTATCAGATGTTTACTAATACAACTTCTAATTTCACCACAGATTTCATTTACCCACAAGAATCTACAGAAAACTTAGAAGATACGGGTATTGATTCTAACTATACCGCAACTTACTACCCATGGATATTAACGAGAGATTCTGTTAATAATACACAAATCTATTTACCACCTACCGCAGAGGTTGTTAGAAACTTAGCGTTGACCGATAATATTGCATTCCCATGGTTTGCGTCTGCAGGTTATACGAGAGGTCTTGTTAACGGTATTAAGGCACGTAAGAAGTTGACTCAAGAAGATAGAGATATTCTCTATAAGGGTAGAATTAACCCAATTGCTACATTCTCAGATGTTGGTACTGTAATTTGGGGTAATAAAACAACTCAAATTAAAGAATCTGCACTTGATAGAATTAATGTTAGAAGATTGTTGTTACAGGCTCGTAAGTTAATTTCTGCAGTTGCGGTTAGACTATTGTTTGAACAAAACGATGACCAAGTAAGACAAGAGTTCTTAGATTCAGTAAACCCAATATTGGATTCTATCAGAAGAGACAGAGGTTTGATTGACTTTAGGGTTGTTGTTCAAAACACACCTGAAGATATGGACAAGAACCAACTTGTAGGTAAAATTTATCTAAAACCAACAAGAGCACTTGAATTCATAGATATTGAATTCTTGATTACTCCAACAGGAGCATCTTTTGAAGATATCTGATAATTATATAATGGAGGGTACTACGGTACCCTCCATTTAAAACTTAAATTAAAAAATTAAAACAATGAAATTTAAAAAGAAAATTCTTAGAGAATCACTTAATGTTCAAAACAATGGTGTAAAAACTTATTCTGAAAAACCTCAGAATATTATTGTTACTGAATCTCAATTAGAAAGATTAATTGAAAAATTGAACAGGTAATATGAGTCTTAAAAAGATTATAAGAAGAAATCTTAATAACCTTAGGGAGGGTATAGAAGAAGGTCAACCTGATTTAAAGTATTACGCTTTTGATTGGGATGACAATATTGTTATTATGCCAACTCAAATTATGTTACAATCTGAACAAGGTGGTGAAGTTGGTATGTCTACAGAGGACTTTGCTGAGTACCGACAAAAAATTGGTAAAGAACCTTTTGATTATAACGGAGAAATGATTGTTGGTTATGCAAAAGACCCTTACCGAAATTTTGCTGTACAGGGTGATAAAAAATTTATTGTGGACTCCTTATTGGCAGAACCAGGTCCTTCATGGGACGATTTTGTTGAGTGTATTAATGGGGGTTCTATTTTTGCGATAATAACTGCAAGAGGACATACACCTACGGTTTTAAGAGACTCTATTTATAATTTTATTGTAACAAACCACAATGGTATTAGTGCAGAGACTTTAATTCAAAACCTAAAACAATACCGAGAATTATCGGGAGAGGTGATGAGAGATAACCAATTATTGATTAAAGAGTATTTGGACATGTGTAAATACCATCCTGTGACTTATGGTGAGGGGTCAGCTTCTAACCCTGAAGAAGGTAAAATAAAAGCATTAAGAGAATTTATTAACTATGTTAAGTATCAGAGCCGTAAACTAGGTCAAAAAGTTTCATTTACTAATGATGTAACTAATAACTTTGTTCCTCAAATTGGTTTTTCTGATGATGACCCACGCAATATTGAATCTATAAAATCATTTTTAGAAAAAGAATATGAAGATGAAAGTCCAGTTAAAACTTATTTAACAAAAGGAGGAGAGAAAAAAGAAGTTTAAATTTCTTAAGTCTAGATTCTAGTTAAGGATTTTACAAGGAAAAAAGTAAAAGTAAAGAGAAAAAAGTTTTAACCTGATATTTATAATTAAATAAACATGAAAAATTTAAAACCAAAATACTATGGCTGATTTATTAATGAAAATGCCCGTCCCTTATGAACCAAAAAGGAAAAACCGATTTATCTTGAGTTTCCCTTCTTCATTAGGTATTAACTCTTGGT